TCAATTCCGTTCATTTTGATCGCCGCCTTTCTCATCGCTCTTTGAGGTTAATATGTCTATTGCTTTACTGATTACTGCCGGGAGTGGTATTCCCATGAGTCCGGCATTTTCTACGATGCTGATTGCCTCGTTTGCGATAAAACCTATGATTACTGCATCCCTTATATAATTTGAGCCGATGACTAAATCAAGCCTATACGCTATCAAGACGAATAAAAGGGACATGCCTTTTCTGCACAATCCCTTCCATCCTGCCTTGCTTTCCAAGGCACCTGTTTTAGTTTTTTTCGAGTTGTGGAAAACCCCGGCTACAACGAGTCCGCTTACATAGTCAATACACATAAATATGACTAATGTAACCAAACCAGTGTCCCAGCCGCCGAACAGTGCCGCTATCGCTCCCCCTGCTGCTCCTACTGTTGTACATATTGTATTTTTCATATTCGTCCTCCTTTGTTATGCTTCTATCGTGAGGGTGAATGCCATCGTTCGCCCTGGTTGTATAATTTTTTCTCCTATCCTAAATCTATGCCAAGGACTTGCACACCGCCATTTGCTTTTATCGTAATCGATTTAGCAAGCACTTCACGAGCCACTAAAAATACGTTTTCTGATAATTCCTAGCATAACAACACCTCTATAAAGTTATTTAAAATCATGCCGTCACCTTCTTGAATACGTGAGATGAGCAAAACATGTTATGCAGCGCACTAGTACTATCCAATGTCAATTCCAAACGCCTGAATTCCGCCTGGTTTGATCGTGATCGGCTGGTCGAGGACTTCCCTGGCGATCATTACTTTAATGCCTGCTATAACCATTATCAACGCCACTTCCTTGACTGTTATGTCTTCTGCCGTATCATTGGTGACTGTTCTTGTGTATCTGCATACCCAATTGCCATTGTTGCTTACTATCTTGTGTGAATAGCCTGAATTAGTCAGATTATCAATCCCATGCTCCCATTTACAGTCGTCCGCTGTCACAGGTGTGTCGTCTGTGCCCAGCGCAATACAGAAGTCTCCATTGTTACTCGTGTTTAGGTCGCTTGGCAGATATTTCATATATGAACAAAAATCTGAACTCATATACATAAGATTAGATGAAGATGTTCCTCCGGATATGCTAACCGGGCTGACCGGTTCTTCTCTTGTACATCCTGTATTTCCGCCTTTTGACGTCAAATATAGAACCTTTTTAAAGTTATTAAGAATCATATTGTTGCCTCCTTATCTCCTAAATATACATTAGCTGATATAGCCTGTGCCAGTACAATGTTCTCTTCACCATGTGCGCCATTAGCTGATATAGCCTGTGCCGGTACAACATAGCCGCCAGTTGGGATTTTCTCTGCATTACCAATAACCACATCCCAACCATCACCGCTTGCGGTCTCAACTCCCTTTTCAGTGATGACCGCCGCAAGCCTTTCCTTGACATCACTGCCACGTTTTTTTACTTCGTCAAGTTCCTTACTGAGGTCACTTACAGCCTTGACTGCAGTCTGCACGTCTTTCTTCGCTTGTTCAACACTATCAAGTAATGTCTCACATCGCTGTTGTATCTCTACATACCACGCCTGTTCTGTAGGTTCCGGGGATATCTCTGATCCTGATAAACCGTCACATATCTCCTGTTCTATCGACTTCACTTTAAGCATGTACTTGCTACTTGTAAATTCGATCGCAAATGTCAGCACCCCAGAATCTGTCAATGCCTCTCCTGGCACTACCCAACCAAACCGGAGCATTTCATCATTTCGAGCTACGTTTATAACTCTGTTTATGTCTGAGAATCCCTCAGGTGCTATATACAGCACCTGAATGGTCTTAGTGGATAAGTCTATTCCGTCCACATAACGAGGTATCTCGAATGCTATGTACTGTGAATTCTCTTCTCCTGCTATAAGCGTCTGACTTTTTAGTGCTGTGATTCTCTTTTCAAGCGGATCTATGTCAAATACTATACTGTCAGAATAGGTATTCTCATGATCATAACCTTCCACGTATTCATATTCATTCATATTTGTCCTCCTAGCCTATTCTTTTCCACATATTGACCGTCAGGTATGGCGGCATGATGTCTAGTTCTTGTCCAACTCCAGTTTCCCCGGTCACTCCCTTGCTTGATGCCTCTGTAGTAAGTCCAACCTTTGATGCGGTAGCCTTATGTGTATGCGCATCAGCTGCTGACGTCTTTGCCGTAGCTGCCCCTACAGCTCCATATGATGCTGCTCTATATGATGCTGTTCCTGCCGCTACAGTTTTAATCAGAGAAAAAGCGTGTGTATGTGCTCCACCGTTTGATATTTCAACTGTATGTGTATGCGGTGGGATAATGTGCCGATGTGACGGTATAGTGTGTGTATGCGGAGGAAGATTCTTTGGCTGTATCTGAATGAATCTGTCTCCACCAGTTGTTCCGGCCTTTTCTGACGCTAGCAGGAAATAGTCCTTGATTCTTGACCATGTTCCTCCGAACAGTTTGCTCGGATCCGTATCTGCCATGCTCATATATATACTTCCAACTGGATATATCACATCTGCTATAGATGCAAGCGATGGCATTACTTCAAATGCCTGTTCTACTGCATCTATATTTAGATCTGTTATCTTGATGTAATACAGAGGTGTATCGTCAATAAGTTCACCGGCAAAGATGTCTCCGTGTGTCAACTCCGGTTTCGCTGGGGTTATTCCCTTAGCGACATCGGTTCCACGTACTATATGTATTGATGCGCTCTCTATTCCGGTATCCGAACTCTTTGTATAGCGTATAACGACTGCATCATAACGTGTTCTATTCTGCATTCCATTTTCAATCTCAAGCGTCTCGCTCGAATTGTTTGGGATTGAAAAGTGGCGTCCCTGGTCTACCAGGTCGCCACTTCCTATTTCTATCTCATTATTTGATTTTAATGTGTAAGCAAACATATCACCAGTCTGCATTACATAAGCTCCACGTCCGCACACGCCAGCGTTGAACATGCCCGCGTCTGCAGATGTTACATGTCCCACACCGGCGTAACCTGTTATAAGTCTTATCATAATCAATTCACCTCATATGTTATTGTTACTTCATCATTGTTGATTTTTACTATCTTCTGAGTGATTTCCTGAATAGTTGATATCCCTGTTACGTTTTCGATTGCTCCAACGATATCTCCTATATCGTAGTTCTGCTCTGTCTCTTCAAGATCTATCTTAAGTGTATCCGCATTGTTCGCATCCTGTATTTTCTGTACAGCCTGTGCCACCATTGTCGCGTACCGGTCTGCTACTTTTGTGTAGTACATCTTGCTTGTCCAGCGTGGGGCGGTTTTATCTGTTGACTTCGTGTAATATGTCCCAGTTTTCCACGTCGGTGCTACACCCTCTGACTTCGTGTAATATGCTCCAGCCTTCCACACCGGGGCTTTTTCCGTTTTGTTATATGTATACCTGACAGCAGCATTCCACTTCGGCGCTACCTGATATGTCTCCTGTGTGTAGTATGTTTTTGCCTTCCATACCGGTCTTTTCTTGTCTTCGAACTCCTTGAGCTGTTCGTATCCTCCCGTCTTTTTTCTCTTGTAGTAACTCGTATAGCTTGCATCCCAGTCCGATGGTTTTCTTGTCTGCAGGTGATATCTATTTCTTGATATTCCATCTACCTTTTTATATTCCGTAGTGACCCCATCGGTGTAGAATACATAGTAATTTCCATAATTTTTTGACCAGTCTGACGGCTTTCTTGTCTGCTTAATGTACTTTTCTGTGACTACACTTTCAACCTCTTTATAATCGCTGCCACTTGTGATGTAATAATCATCATACTTGGCAGCCCAGTCGGATGGGCGCTGTGTCTGTACTGTATAAGTCGTTGTGCCAGACACCTTGCTGTACGTGTCTCCAGATCTGGAGTAATACTCATTGAAATTCGATGACCAGTCGGAGGGCTGGTATCTTGTGAGTATATATCCTATCTCTTCACCTTGCACATTCTTATAGCTATCTCCGTCTTGATAATAATAATCTGTGTACTTTGCAGCCCAGTCGGATGGGCACTGTGTCTGGAGGATATAATTATATGTGATCTCTGCATTGCTTATATCAAGCACCTCAATTATCTCAGCGTTTCCAGTCATGACCCTCTTAGACTCATTCGTGATATAATCGGAATCTTTAATCGGAGTATCACTTACCGCATACGGCTGTATACCACCATTTTCGTCAGCAAATATATGTATGACTGCTCTGTCTGCCAGGTCGCCCTGGCCAAGACATATGATGTGATTGACCGGAGAATAGTTCCGGCTCACTTCAAAATCTACCTGCGATGTATCAAATTCCTCATCCTGGGAATAATCATGTATATATTCTGCATGTACTACTACTCTTGTGTCAGACCATACGAGTTTCAGTTTAGCTCCGTTTTCCCGAAGCATATCCCTAATGCCTTTATACCCTGTGACGTAGCGCTCGAACTGATAGTGTATCTGTATGCCGCTGTCAATAGTATCTGCTATGAACAGATTCGCAAGATCAAGGCGGTCTATAAGCTCCTGAAGAACACTGTTTGCTTCGCCATCAACTATCAGATAGTCCTGACCGTCATCCGGAGAGAGCACCTTCCGCCCAAGCACTCCCTGCCATGTGGGTCCGCTATATGTTATCTCGTCTGCTTTTGTGTTGACCTTGATCTTATCCACTATACCGCCATATTCCTCGCCATCAACATATATCATATATCCTTTCTTACAGCAATGTGACGCCCTGTCTATCTTGAGTTCAAAATTGTTCTCAGTATCCCCATAGCTCAGGTCAAGTGTATATGCATCAATGATGTTTATATCTCTTCCTGTTTCGTCTGCATATATCAGATCCACTCAGGCTCCCCCCTCTCATCATATACAGTTACATCAAATGACAAGTCTTTCTGCCTTAATATCGGGAGTGAGCCGGCGGGCAGTTTTTCAAATATGTAGCTGTCGCGGTCTCTCGCATAGAATACATTCTCTTCTCTGCCATATTTATCATATTTCTTTATCTTCTTTGATATTGAATTGATAGTAGCGTATTCCCCTGCTGCCAATCTTATATCTAAACCGTATCGATGATCACCTATAGTTACAGACGGTTGGCTTGCAGGTCCGTAAAATATCAACTCAAAGTTAGCCGTTTTAATGACTTTCACCGGAATTCGTTCTATATTTTCCGATCGGCCATAATCATATCCACCATAGTCAAAGCCATCGTAGAAACCTTCCATTCCATAGTCAAGCTTTCCAACTTCGCTGCTTAATTTCATAAACTGATATGTATTTGTTTTTATCCAGTATGGGTAAAGCGACAAGATCGTTAGCTTTCGTGTTACCGACTCAAACAGCTCATCGAATTCTGTGTTTGTCATCGATATGACAAACACCTCTTTATAATAATTATTCCACCAGATGCGTCCAGGCTTTATAGCCTGGACATCCCGATCAAATACCGCGTGCATGTTTGCCATCAGCTCATCAAACTCTTCTCTAGTATCTGACATGATGTCGAGTGTAAGATTATATGCTTTTGCATTTTTATAAAAGCGCTTGATCTTACTGATACCATTTGCACCGGATATAGTTGTATAATTCCATTCACTTTCCGTAAGTGTCTCAGGCTCCTGTGCATATATGCCGCCGCTCATGAAGTCTATAATAGTTCCATCTGATGATTCGTAATACAGTGTCATGCCAAGCTCCTTTGCATCCTTGCTATCTCTCTGTTGTCGCAGATTATTGTTATATTCATCTTTGCACACGCCTTTGCTGTCGCCTCGCCGAGCAGATCATAGTCTATCTGACCTGTTCCGCCTGCTGCCTCGACAGCTTCAGCCACATATCCCTGCAGCACATCAATAGGTGCTATCGCCTCATAGCCAGCCTCACCGCCTACCATAGGTGTTCCTGATGGACTTGTTCCAAACTGTGTTGCTCTTTTAAGGACTGCACCGGCTCTATACCATTCCACATCAACCGTCGGCTTTGTTCCCTTTCCGGCTATTCCCCATGGTGCCTCGCCGCCGCTTATCTTGAAGTGAGGGAGCTTAATGTCCGGGAGTTTGATCTTCAGCTTTTCAAAGATTCCCTTTATCTTCTCGGCCAGATTTGATATGGTTTCCTTCGCCGTCTCGATTGGATGAGTGATCGCCTCTTTTACCTTATCAAATATATTCTTAGCAGTGCTCTTGATCTTATTACCCACATTGGATATAGTCTCGTGTATCTTGCTCATAAAATTATCTATGAACTCTCTGAACCCCGAGCAGTTATCGTAGAGCAGCTTGAACGCGCCGGCAAAAGGATTGACAAGCAGTAATAAGAGCCCCTTCCAGTTGCCTTTAATCCAGTTAAGCATATTGACAAAAAAGCCTTTTACTTTAGCGATTCCATTGCTTACTGATTCCTTCACCGATTCCCATGCAGCCGCCATCTTTTCTTTCAGTATTTGAGCCACTTCTATGACCTTCTGCTTGATCTCGTCCCAGTGTTTAACACATAGAACTATGATCGCAATTACAGCCGCTATAGCTGCCGCTATCAATAAGTATGGTGCGAGTGCTGCTGTCTGTGCCGCTACAAGACCCCACAGTGTAGTGGTCTCTGCCGCCTCCATCGCTGCCTTAACTCCTGTCACCGCTGACTGCAGCGCCATGGCTGTTGTTAATACTCCTATGACTACGGCTATTGCCGTGATGATTGGCTGCATCTCTTGGAGCTTTGCCACTATAAGCGGTACATTGTTCGACACCTTTTCAATTATCTCTGTCACCTTCGGTATTGCATCGGTGATTATCGGCTGTATGATATCCTGCTTGAGTGTTCTGCCAAGTCCTTCAAGCGAACTTCCCACATCGTCATATCTTGTGTTGGCCACCTCGTCCATCTTGCCCTTGGTATCGCTGAAGCTGTCGCCGACTGACGATATGCTTTGAATAAACTGTGTGCCACCATCCTCTGCCATTGTTCCGAACGCAAGTGCGGCCAGGTTCATCTTGTCCTGTTCCGTCTTGGCATTCTGGATATCTGCAACTATTGAAGAGACTACTTCCTTCTGTGTTGCTCCGCCTGTCTGCCACTTGGCAAACAGTTCCTCAGTCTTCTGACTCCACACACCTGTGCCGTCCTTGACCTCTCCGGTCTTCTCATCGATCTGTGTCATGGTGTCCGCAATAGTTCCATCTCCAAGTCTTGTCGTTACCTCGTTAATAGCGTCATTGACCTTGTCCAGGTTATATGCACCGCCCTCTGAACCATTCTTTAACAACTGGAAATACTCATCCGCCGTATATCCAGCTTCCGCAAACTTTCCAGCATATTCCGATACATTGTCACCGAGCTCATCTGTATAGTTAAGCCCCTGCTGCGCACCACTTGCCATAAGGTCAAACGCCTCGTCAGCTGACAATCCGAAGTGACTCATGAGTGAGTTGACGCCTCTTAACGTCTCGGTCATATCCATGCCAAACGTATCTTCGAGAGTGATTGCATTCTCTGTCAGTTTCTTCAGCTGCGTAGGATCTACTTCCTTGGTTACCTCTTTAACCTTCGTCATCTTCTCTGCTATGTCCGTGAGGCTTTCTCCGAAGTTATCCTTGTATATCTCCTGCATGACCTGGTTGTATTCATCCATGGAGTCAGCCGCTGTGCCTGTAGCAGCCGCAAATCTCGCACTTGCCGCATCTGAGTCCGTTCCGATCTCTGACAACGCAGAACCAAGCCCCTTGATGCCATCGCTCACAAGGTTTGCCATTGCTCCTTTCGCAACAGTATAGCCTTCGCCTGCCTCTTTCGCACTTTCGCCTGCTGCCTCAAGATCCTGCACATTCTCTTCAAGAGCATTGCTCAGGTTCTTAGCCTCAGTCTGCAGCTTCATTGTGTCGGTCTGTGTGTTAGTGAGCTGTGTCGCTAGCTTTCTTGCCTCGTCGCTGTTCTCACCATATGCCTTTTTAGCAAGATCCAGCTTTTGCGTGAGGGTCTCCTGCTTTCGCTTACTCGCCTCTATCTCCTGTTCAAGGAGCTTCTGTTTCTGGCTGAGGTATTCCTCCTCGTCGCCGGTAGCTTTATACTGAGCCTCTGCAAGTTTCATTTTGGCGGTGAGTTGTGATGTTGTGCTGTCCGACTCCGCCATGACGCTGTCGAGCTCTGCCATAGCCTGTGCATTCTCATCTACTTCCGGTATAAGGTGTGCGAGCTGACCTTTGAGCCTCTCAGCCTGTGCCTGTGAGCTCAGTATCGACCTTGCCCACTTGTCAACTTCAACGCTGTTTTCGCCATATATGGCCTTTGCAGCCTCAAGCTTCTTTGTAAGGGCTTCCTGCTCCTGCTGGTTAGCCTCAAGCTGTCTCTCAAGTATTGATTGTTTCTGGGTATAATACTCGCCCTCATCACCAGTATTCTTGAACTGCGCCTCGACAAGCTTAAGCTCTGCCTTCAGATTCTTCGTTGTATTCCTTGCCGAATCGAGGTTCGCTGTGTATTCTTTTGTGTCTGCTATAAACTTGACGCTTGCCTCGCTCTTCTTCTTAGCCACGTCTCTCACCTGCCTTCTTCACTGCGTAGTTCATCCATCCGTCATAGGCTGCCTTATTTGCTGCAACCGCCGACAGAAAGTTTAAGTCGTTGTCGTAAAATGTTTTTTCCGGGATTCCGAGGATCAACACATAATACGTGTAGTAGTCCTCTATGTCCTCCAGCTCAAACCTGGGTAATTTTATCGACCGTTCTTTCTCCTTCGTGGCATTCCGGAATGCATCACGGAATCCCGTTTTTTTTTCGCGGAATTGAACAGATTCTCAAACGTCGTTCCAAGTTCCTCCCTATCGTCTGTAACTTCGGTTAGGAATTCTTCAAACGATGGGATATCTTCATCAAGATGTGCGCATGCGTAGGCAATGTAGATGAACTTCGCCATGTCAAGCTCGTTAAAGTCTTCGCCCTTCTTCTGCATTTCCTTGTACTTGGCAAAATATTCATCTGCCAGCGGCTTATTTCTCTTGTTAAGCTCTGCTATAGCGCCAAGATTGAGCGTCACGTTTTCAAATCTTCCATCCGCCATCAATAATTTGTGGTATACCATTTATTTCCTCCTACAAAAAAGAACACCCTTGCGGGTGCTCTTATCTCTTATACTGCCTTTACAAGTTCTAGTGAGAAGTTAGTAAGCCACTGCTGCTTGATTTCTTCGCTTTCAAGCTCACTCTCAAGCGCCTCGTACATGCATTCACCATTCTCATCCGGCATCAGATCAATGGTCATCTCCAACTCGGCCACTTCTTCCGCTCCGTTTTCGATCTTCCTTGATGGTCCCGACGATAAAATACATCTAGGGTATGCCTTATACTTGACATTCTCGTCTTCATCCAATACCTTCTGTGTCAGTGAGAATTCAGGGTGTTTGCTGTTTTCTCCATAGGCATATACACCCTTGGCCAGCTTCTCCCTTGTCATATCATATATCTTGTTATAGACCGTGCGAGGTACATGTAGAGATTCTTTCAGTGTTCCATCTCCAGTACCACGAGTTCTCTTCTTCCTGATTCTACCCCGGCACTTCTTTGTGATTGTTCTGACTGCAAGTTCCTCTTCGCTCGAACCTACACAGTTCATATCCTCATATGTATCTTCTCCTGCTACCTTGATATGCTGTTCTATTATTTCAAATTCTGAAAAGATGTTTGACATTTTTATCTCCTTTCTAGGATTTCCTAGTCGCCCAGAAGTTTTCCCAGGCATATTTCTATGATTTTATCTGATGATTCTTCTGCTCCACGCATCATGAAGTGCTGGCCACCAGCATGTCTCCTTGTGTTTTCTCCATCGTCAGGAAAATACAGATAATGATAGGAGCCTCTTGACGCTATCGTAACTGCTAGTAAGCTGTCTCTGTGTTCAAATGGCTTCGCTACACTTGCTGGTTTCTTCTTCTTGTTCCAGTTTCTTCCTGATACTGGCAGGATTTTCGCTATGTTCTTCTGAATGACGTCAGCGCCCTCATTATGAAGAACATCGTTGATGACCCTTATTCCGTCGTCCTTATATGAATCAATAAGATCATCAAATACAACGTCGCCATCCAGCTTGAACCATTCTGATCTAACACCCATTTACACCCTCTTTTCCGGATGCACAAACGTAATAGTTGCCAGCTCAACAACCACATCTGTGTTGCCCTTCGTGATGTAATCATACAAGATGTCGTCTGATGTTGCCTTCATTTTTGCGCCGGCGCAACGTGTGCTCTGTGCCTCAACAGCTTCAATAACAGTCTGCACGTACCCCTCAGGGATACAGTTCTCATGAATGATATGCACCTCATATCTGGTCTGCAGATCGCACCGGTTTGATGCCTTTGAAGTCTTTGTCCTGTTAAAGACAAAGTAATTCCATTCGTCCAGATGATCCGCTGTACAAGTGCCGTAATATGCTCCTGCCATCGGCACATCGCTTGATCTGGAAAGCTCTTCAAGTGTCTTTCTTGTCTCGTCAAGTATTGACTCTGCCTGTTCTCTTTCTTCAGGTATTGATTCCATCGCTTAACTTCCTTTCCTCTTCCAGATATATGTACATCTCCTGCTTTGCCCTGTCATGATCCAGCTTGATGATGCTGTAGAGCGTGTCGCCTGCTATAGCCTTGAGCGTTGGATCCACCTTGTATGATCTTGTCTTGATCTTTAAAGAGAGTGTCCTGCCCTGGCTGGACGCAAACTCGACATCCTCGTCTCTCTTGCTCTTTTCCTCATATGCCAGTTTGACTACATCTTCAAGGTCACCCCGGCTGAGCGCATTCTTTGCGGCGTTGAAGTTCGTAGACTTTGGTTTCTTTCTGACGATGTATACAATTCCATCGTTGTAATTGCTAAACCTGCTCTTTAGCATTTCTCGCCTCCTTCACTCTGCAGATATGCTGTAGTTTCAGGATGTCAGCTCTGTAGGCTCCTTCCCACTCATCAAGTGCCTTGTTGTATGCGTACAGCATATATGAGAGATAGAGCCTGTGAGCCAAGCCCGGAGCAGCGTAGTCAAGCTCTGCTCCGAACAAGTGATTAAGCTCTATCTCCCCATCAAGCATCATGCTGATAAGGCTCTCGGTTGTATCCGTATCATTCCAGGTGATCTGTAGATGCCTTTTGACATCTGTTACAAACTCTTCTGGCATATTGTTCTTATCAAGCATGTGTACTCACTCCTTATGATGATGCTGCCTGTGTTGTCACATTAACATCTGCTGCCTTGATCATGACATAAGCGGCTTCAAGCTCTGATATGTCAAGCAGGATAGCCACACTGTTATCGTATGCCTTACCGTTTCCGTAGAGCTTAATTTTGAACACTCTCTGATCCTGTGTGAACTTGAACTCGTCTGAGAACTCAAGAATTCCCTCCTTGGATGATCCAAGTCCTGCAAAATACTCCTCAGGGAGTACGAGCAGAGCCTCACCTGTGGCCATCTCGGCTGAACGTACTACGTCAGTTGGGAATGGGAACAGATTTGTGGCGTATGTTCCGGCCGCTGTGATTACAGTAGTGGCCGGCATGATCTTCTCCAGATAATCTTTCTGGTTGCAGATAAGTGTAACCTGATCGAACACTCTTGTGCGTCCACCATGCTTTGTATATCCATCCTTAGCGCTACCGTCCTCGTTCGCCGCCGTAGTTGCTGCTGTAATCTCTCCACTTGTGTTATTGGTGTACCACACCTCTGTCTCTGCCAGTTTCGCAAGGATCTCGCCATAGTCCTTCGGCGTAAATGACTTTATCTTGACAGCAGTCTTTCTCGGATATCCTGTAGATGTGTTGACAGATACGCCCTGGTGAATGTCTCTATCCATTCCGATCGGCTGGTTGTGTCCTGTTCCCGAGATGATAGCCTTCTCAAGAGCTGTAGCAAGGGCTTCCTGAAGGAATGTCCTAATGTATCCATCGAGGAACACAGGGCCAAGGTCGAGCATATCCTTCTCGATCACTGCAAAGGCTGACAGCTTGTTCTCTGCCATCTTGACAGTTCTGAACGCTGATGTGATCTGCTTTGTGATCTCATCATTTACCTCGCCCCATACGGCTGTGTTTACAGTGTGATCGTTCAGGATCCACGAAGTAAGATACTGAACTGATACGAAGTTGATCTTGTCTAAGAGCGGATGCTCCTCAATGAGATGCTTGTATACATCCTCAATGATAGTCTGAGGCATTACCTCAGGTGTGAGAAGTCCGTTCATGGTCTGAACAGTCTTTGCCTTGCCTGCCTCGATTACCTTCTCGTAGAACTTAGTCTCGCTTGCGGTGAGCACCCTGAATCCTCTCTGTGCAAGTACGGCATTATCACCATTTGCCGACTGGAACTCCTCTCTGACGGTATCAGCAACCGCCTGTCCGAACTGCTCAAACGCTGCCAGCGCAGCGTCGTTGTCTCCTGATGCCATTGCTGTATTCATGGCGTCAACTGCCTGCTTAATAGCAGGGTTAGAACCTGGTTTGTACATTCTTTCTTCCTCCTGTTATGATAAATTTTTAAAGAATTTCTGTAAGAAATTGTCAGTCTGTTCCTGACCGTCAAGATGTGACGGATCACTCTCCTTACTCATCTGGTCTATAGTCTTCTGTATCTGGTCAAGCCTTAATGTCTGCTCTTCAAAGAACCTCTTCATGTCAGGCTTGTATCCAAGAATGGCGTCATGTATAGATGCCATGGCACTCTGCTGTGTCTCCTCATCCTCTTCATCGTCATCACCGGCTATCTCCGTTGCGAATCCATAGTCAAGACACTCCTGCGCTGTGAGCCAGGTCTCAGCGTTCATCATCTGCTTAATCTCGTCCTCTGAGAGGTTGCTGACCTTCTTGTATGCCTCGATGCTGGACTGGTTGATCTTGTCATTGTCCTCGGCTGCCTTGCGCATCTCCTCACTGTTTGCATAGCCAATGTATGACATACAATTGTGGATCATCATGAGAGCTATAGAGCCCATAGTCCTGACGTCTCCGGCACAGAATATGATCGTAGCAGCGGAACAGGCAAAGCCATCACAGTATGTGTGTACCTGTGCCTTATGTCTCTGAAGCGCTGAGTATATTGCAAGAGCCTCGGCTACCTCACCACCATAGCTGTTGATGTAGACATTGATCGTATCCACGTCAAGTCCATCTATCTCACGCTTTATGTCTCTCGCCGATACGCTGCCATCGTCGCCTATCCAGCTTCTGATAATCTCGGCACTTCCTGTGATATCACCATATATGTTGATATCTGCTGTTCTCGTATCATCATCCCTGGTTATCTGGTAAAATACTTTTTTACTCACTCTTTCCTTCACCTCCTTCCGCTACTCCTTTAAGGAATCTGTCTATTTCTTCAAAGTTCTTTGTTATAAAATGCTTTCTCGACCAATCGGTATTCAGTGGTTCTTTTCCAAGCTCCTCTCTGGTCTCATCTATGCAGTACACGCCTGATCCTATGAGTGTTGATACACTCGCCGCTACGTCGAAGAGGTCTCTGTGCTGTATACGGCTTGTGTCTGCCACATAATAGTTGCCTTTCAGATAGTTATCCACATCTCCTCGCTTATTGAGCGTGGATGTTATTGCATCTGCGTAAGGATCCACTCCGAACGTAAGGAACGCTCCAACAATCTCTTTCATGCTTGTTATATTTCCGGACATCATTGATTCCGGAATATGGAATGCCGAGGCAACCATCTTGAATAGGTCTGCCCGGAGTTTCAGGTAATCATCTGAGGTCTTAACATTTGCTCCCTTATCTGGTTCGAGGTCATATCCATCGAATTCTGGATATATTGCATTTTCTGATGATATGTAGTCAGTTATCTGCTGCTTAACATACTCCTCAAAATCTTTCTGAAAGGCTGTATCTCCAGCCCTCACGCCATCTATGTGCAGCTTATACTTCTGTCCGTTAGAGTTCCGAAATGCCTTGGATGCTGTTGTCAGCATCTTGCTATAGTCCTCATACAATCCATCTATGAGCTGGTGCACGTTGATGTCGTCCAGCGTGAACAGGTAATAGTCCTTGATCGTGAATACCTTGTTAAACGTAAAGGTTCCCACGGACACATTGGCATACACATCACCCTTGATGGGCTGGTCTCTCTGCTTTGTATAGCCGTCTGCACAGTACAGAGCTCCTGCAGCATCCACTACAAGAGCCTCACCTTTTCGGACCATGTTATTGATTATCTTGTGCCAGAATATTGAGCTGTTTTCATTCGCGTTCGGAGATATATTCAGCAGATAGTAATCACGATTCTTCACCGGCTTGCCGTTCTCATAACATCGAATTTCAGAGCGGGATATAGCATTGCTTATAAGTGATGTCGCTGTGTATATTGCCAGCTCCTTGTAATACAGTGATGCCGGTATATCTATGATTATTGTTCCATCTGCTGCCCTCTTGGTCAGCGGGATTATCCTCTCAATAAAATTCCGGAATACTCCCATGTCTTACCTCCTATATCTTTATGACTCCCAGCCTTACATACTGCGGCCTTTCCTTGATCTCTGCCTCTGGTATCATAGACGCTACAAGCGCCATGAATGGATCGGTCTTTCTCGACCGGGCTTCAATCTTGGCATAAACAAAGGAGCCCTTGTCGGCTCCCTGGTCTCTTCCATATCTGATTACTTTAGTGTTGTTTGTCGCCCATCTGAGGACAACATCATCGCCCCAATGAAAGTAATGGTTGATGAAACAATGATCTATCACCGGAACTATCTTCATGATGTCTATCTGTTTGATCAATATGAGGTTGCCTCTCTCTTTAGAGAAGCCTATCTTGTCAAGTGCATCAGACATCAGTGCATATCTATAATTATCTATTGCCACCTTAGTGATGTTGTAAAGTCTTCCCATCTCCTGTATGTAACTGGTAATAACGGATGGGTGTATCTCCACATCGTCCACATAGCCCAGTTTCCCCGACTTTACCCATTCTTTCCATGGTGCCTGTATTCTCGGTATATCCTTTGATGCTGAGCATAACCAGGCATGATTGATATCATATCTCTGGTCTCCCTGCTTAAAATGGAAATTCACGGCTGCAAAGTCTGATGTCTTCATGTAATCTATTCCAACGGTACAGTTCCATCCCTTAAGATCCGGTAACTCCTGGTTGGTAGCCTTGATATTCTCCCAGTCTGTAACGCCGCATTCCTTGTGTCCACTTGGGCGGTTCATTCGCTTTGCCATGAATGCCGGAAGTCGATCCGGGTTCTTCTTCCAGTCCCTGTACTCTTTTCTGATCTCAGCTAAAAGGTTTGGCAAATACGGCAGTGATGGGTTTGCCTTTGTCCAGTTATCTTCATTGTCAACCTCTTTCACATCATCCAGGCGGCAAATAAATGGCAATAAGCCATTATCATCCTCTCCGTTATAGAGAATACCCTCTGAATCCGCTATAAGGTCGTCGAGAGGTCCTTCCCTTACATCTCCGTTTGTTGTGTAATACGATCGGCGAGGATGTTCCTTCTTGCCAAGGCCTGTTGTAAATACATCTATGTTTGCATAGTTCTCATACTGGTGGATCTCGTTGAATATGACTATTCCTGATCGGAGTCCATCCTTGCCCTTTGGGCTGTTTGTCCTGCCGATGATAGTACTCTTCGTCTTAAGACTTACTATCTTTTCCTTAGTCCAGCTATAGAACCTGTGTATTTTTTTGATGATCCCTGGCATTTCAAAAAATCCGGTTAAATCTTTAACTGGTCTTGTTGCCTGATCCTCGTTATTTGCACAAATATCAACATCATATTCACGGATGCCGTTATATGGAGACGAGAGCAGGAAGCTCTCAATTGCTATCATTCCATCTTTTCCGGCGCCTCTTCCGATCATGGTAAAGAGATCCGGCCATCTTGGCATTCCAGTGTCATCCCAGTATGTGCAATCGTGTAATGCTATTACAAAACGCTGCCACGGGAACAGTTCAAATGGCACATACTGCTCGCACAAGTGCATATACTTTTGTAACTGTTCCGTGTCAACGTGAATTGGCTCATTCTCAAAGCACCATTTAACGTGTGCGACTAGGTTTTCCTGGTCTTTGCAGCATTTATAGGTGCCCTGTTCAACGATATCTATCCATTCCTGAATCTCCGGTATGTTGTCAATTCTAAAGATCGCCGTCGTCCTCCGCTATCTTGTCTGTTGTGAGTCCGAGTTCTTTCAAAATGGCGAGCTGACTTCTCGTGTACTGCGGCAGGAGCTTGACGTTCGGGTTATCTTTCTCGTACTCCTTGCCTGCTGCCGATGTGGCCGTATATGTCATACCTCGTTTCTTGATATCAGCCTTCATCTTCTTGATCAGCTTGCAATATTCCATGTAATCATCAACTAGCGCCTCAAAATGTGATACATCTGCACCCTTGGCTCTGAGCTGTGCCATGAGTGACTCTCTGATTTTTGCCTGCGACTGCTGTGCCATTTTTTGATCTCACCTCACTTTTTTCTCGCGTGCGTGCGCGAGGATGTTTTGTCGTGTCCATTCCCCCGTTGCTTTCCCCTCTCCAAAATTAGGGTAATAGGGGGGTGGGGGTACTCTACCAGCGTTCTTCATTCACGAAATGTTCTTCATCGTTGTGTTTATATCCGTTCTTCTTCCACTTCTCAGGGTGGAGCTTATTATGGCACGCCTTGCATACCGGTATAAGGTTCTGATATGTCTTGCCGGCATATGTGTATGTCCTGCTGAGTGCCAGAGCTGGATGCTTGCGAACGAACTGTACATGGTGTACCGTGCTGAGAAGATGCTTGTTGCCTTCGTCATCCACATCGTATCTTGTGATGACTCCTCGTTTCTTACACTCGGCGCATTCGTAGTGATTCTCCTTTAGGATCTTATCCTTGAGTGTTCTCCACTCCTTGGACTTGTAGAATCTCCACAACTCATCCTTGTCAATCAATTCCTCTATCCACTTCTTAAGTTCATCAGCTTTCATACATTTCTCCACAACAAAAGCTCCGGTCTCCCGGAGCTCATATATATGTTTGAGGGCTTATCCTCATTTGGCGATGATATAACTATATCTGTTTTTTTGTCCTCCGAGTACCGCACTTTATATTTTTTTTGCCATCATGTAATAGAACTTGCGGCGGATCTCATAGAACAATGTTCTGCCACAAGGTACACCTTGCTGGTCTATCATGCGATATGTGCAGCCTTCTGTAGTAACATACCTGAGGAGATACGGATATATCTCATCATATCCGGAGACTGCTGCCCTGGCTGTATCCTCAACCAATGCCACCTTATCGATCAGTTCTGCCCTTCTCATTGCAGCATCTGCTGTCGCATCAGATCCACCGCCTGACCCTGTAGGCATCCCTGTAACCTGTGGGCTTCTGTAGGTGTCTGTATTGTTTTCTATCTCTGCCTTCCATTCGCTATACTGTAGGCAGTATGAGTATGCCGTAGCAAAGGCATGCTTGGATATTCCATACTTCTTGTTGATTGGCCTTACGTTTGGCATTATCTATCTCCTCCCTTGATATATTTTTATCTTGCAGCTCTATTTTGTAGCACATTTCTTTTCCATATAGCTCACTGCAAGTCTGCTGCTCTCTTTTTCAAGATCTCTCTGTCCACGACATATAAGCTCTGTAACATACTGTTCGGCTTCTCTGTGAGTGACTGGTTCGGTAAAGTCTATGTATACTGATACCTTATGTGTACTCATACAGTCCTCGCACTCCACAGCTAGGCTGTTCATTTCAATGTCTTTTGTCTCTCTCATTTATTGCTCCTTATCTATTTCTTTGATGTGTAATATATAATATTTCTTCCCTGGTTCAGCTCCCCACTCTGGCTTGCCTGTGCCTATGCTGAGCGTGCACATTGCCTTTACCTGAGGGGCCGCTTTTGAATATCCATTACGAAATATCACTGGTACTGGCCATTCCACCCGATCAGCCTCTGGTAAAGCATTGTGCAATACCTCATCACCTACACATATTGCGCCGAAGGCATTCAGAAGTCTGCTGTCGTAATATTCTTTTATCTCTCTGTACTCCTCTTTCTTCTCGCCGGATGCAATCATATCAAACCACATACGTTTGATTGGTAATGTCAACATTCGCTTTATCCTCCAGTCTAATGATTATTCGTGAATAACTCCTTATACACATCCCGTTCGCCTTCGCATCTGGCAAGTGATACCTCAAGACTGTGTATCTTGTCTCTAAGTTTCTCGGACTCTGATGTGTCTATCTCTAACAGCTCCGCCACAGGCAGGTCTGTTTCATCTGCAAGCACGATGCCCAGCGCGTCCGCTATAGCCTTACGCACCGCATCATATTCAGCGTCTGTTATTGTCTTCTCATAGCCTACGCAGTCCTCGCTCCTGGTGTACTGTATCATTGCCGGTGATGCATACATCTTTCCCTGATATACGATCCTTACGTCTGCATCATCCATGCATCCCTCTCTCAGCCATCCCTTTCTCAGCTTGATGTATGTTGCTATCCTTCCATTGTCTGCGAGGATGAGCGCCGGGCTTTCTCCCTGTGCGCTCTGTACTATCCATATCTCTCCTGGTCTTGCTGTGTCCATTTTGTTCTCCTTCCTTGTCGCTCTTGATATCGCTATGCTAGCTGTTGGATCTGAATATCCTTCACTGTTCTTTCCGCTCATTTATCCTCCTTTATGATTGTCATCATCTTTTCTCCTATCGTTATTCCTCGTACGCGTCACCAAATACCATTGGGTAGTCAAGCCTCCGCCGATGTTTATTGATCCATTCATAAGCTTCTTCACTTGTTTCAAAGCCTCTTTTTATTCTTATGAATCCTTCATCGTCTATCCATTCAACTCTATAATTTCCATCATCAAGATAATTCTTCCCGAATATCCTCACGAACTCCTCTCTGGTGTGTTCTTTTTCAAATGCACGCTGACCGTCTCTCTGAAGTATCCTCATATTGTCTGCGTTGTTGTGGACTGCTGCCGGTCCAGCAGTATGATGTTCTATGCACAGATACACCTTGAGGCCGTATGCCTCAGAGTGTATTCTGTTTGGGCCTCCGAATATGTGATGCTCCTGCAGAGGCTTCCTTCCGTAGTCTCCGTTAAGTCTTGTGCACAGATAGCAGGTGCCGTCTTTAAACTGCAGGATTGACGGCTTATGCTGTTTTCTTTTTTTCTTGTATACCGGCTTGGGGTACATCATTCCATATCCTCCGGTGTCGAAGGTGTAAGGTCTACACCTTTCAGGGCTTCCAGCGTCTTCTTGTTCTCCTCATCGTGACGGAATGTTGCTGTCATGCGGCATATGTTATTCTGCCAGATTACACCTGACTTGCTGTAGAACGGATCGGATGGTGCATATTCACCATGCTTTCCGTCAATGCTGCCTTCTCTCAGGCTGATGAATGCCTCGTTGAGCAAGTAAAGCATTCCAGTGTCTGTGTCTTGAAGGTATCTCTGAACTGTACCGGCTGTGCCTATCTGGAGCGTATTTGTGATAGTGAGCGGTCCCATTGTGTAAGGTTTAACATCTATGCTCATAAGCATTTCCATTTCATACTGATTGCCCTGCTTGTCTGATCGGAATCTCTCTCCCGGCTCTGGGAGCTCACCGGCAAGTGCTATTATGTTCGCAAGCGTCTGCTTCGGGATATATTCTCTTTTGATCTCTGCCTCCCAGAATCTTCCTGCTATGTATACCCAGTTATCTTCATTCTGCGCTATAACCAGTCCGTCTGTCTTGTATGCCTGTTTCATTAAGTTGTTCAGTACCTTCTCATTCAGAAACATTGTTCTCTTCCTCCTTCTCTTCTTCGCCTGATATACATGCTCTCAAATATTTATGTGGTACATTTGCCTTGACCCCATTGTATATAACATCTGCTCTAGCTGCATATCTCATAACATCCATAAGGGTAGTTATTTTAATCTCAGTTTTTCCCTCTGCTGTGAATTGATCTATTATTCCCATGTTCTACCTCCATATCATTAGCTGTCCGCACCAATGGCAGTGCGTGTGATTGTAACCTGTTCGTTTCCCGCACCGAGGGCAGGCGAAATAGTTTTCACCCATCTTTACAGGCTACTTACCAGTCTCATAGTCTGCAGTAAGTCTTCCCGAGAGTGCCGCTGCTTTGTCGTAGTCGCTTATGATGTCGATGGCGTCCTCGATTGCTGCCAGCTCACAGGCTGATAACTGTTTGTCCTTGATGTCCATCAGATACTTGATAATATCCTCGTTGGTCACTTGATCTCTCCCTTCCTGATCATCTGTTCTATGTCAAAGTGGCTAAAGCATTCATGATAACCTTTCTCGCTCCTCATTAACACATAGTCCCTGTATGACTTCACTACAGTCCACCGCACCCACTTTGTATATGGGACATTGTTCTCTTTGCCGCCATATGATAATATTTTCACCCGCCTGCCAGGCTGGCAGAGAATATTGTGTTTTGCTGTGATCTCGAATCTTGTCATGTGCTCTCCTTTCTAACTCCAACCTTTTGTGGAATGTAATATGTCCTTGAGCTCTTTCAGCTTCCCCCGGATTCCAGCCATCATCCTGAGAGCATCGCTGTAATGGTCATTAGATATCTCACGCTCAAACTGTCTGACCGCCTTCAAGGCATCTTTTTTTCTGCTTTCAAGGTCATCAACCTCTAGGATTTCCTTGTGATTTTGCGCCGGCGCAATTACTTCTGTTCCTTCAACATCGCTTTCAGACGCTGTGCATCCTTCTTCAGATCGTTCTTCGCCTTCAGAATCTGCTCGTTCAGGTTCTGAAGCTGGTTCTCCAGCTCCGTCGTATCCTGTCTCTGCTGTTTCAACCGTACTATCTTCACTTTTATGTTCTGCTTCTCCACATACAGTGTTTCCAACTGCCTCACTATGTCCATCTGCTGCCTCCTCTACATCGTGATGTATCTCTTCTTTCTGTGCCAGCGGCGTATCCTCTGTCTCCTTGCTCTCTTCTCTCTGATCTGCTGCCACATCTGCATTATCCTGCTCATCTGCTGCCTCCTCGCCAAAGTGTGTGCCGTATATGTTCGGGTCGAAGTCTTCACCGAATATATTTAACATCCGAGTAACAAATTCTTCCCAGGTCATATCAACCGGAGCACCGCCAAACCTTTTGATCTTAAGCGCATTCTCATGCATCATCAGGAAATACATCCCTTTCCTGTATGACCTGGTTCCGGATGGATTAACAATCTCAGCTATCTGTCTTGTGTCATCCAGGATGCTGTTGCTGCTATAAATTGTTACAAGCTCGGCCTTATTGTCCTTAAAGAACTGCTCTATGAGTTCGTCTATATCATCTGCCTCGCCTGCCGTTGGTGCTTCCTTGTTGAACGCCTTGAGTTCTCGGATATCGGCTCTTGCTGTATCTGCTGTGATCATCTTTCTGTCACGCTCTGACAGCTTCAGCATTTCTTCAAGCTGAGAGCGTTTGAAGTCCTCGTATTCCGGTTTCAGCTCCTGCGAATATCCATCTATCGAATACTCTCGGTTGATGGACATGAAACGGCTTACCGTTGAACCCTCCATGCCATATTCACCTTTGGCGAAGTCTGCTATTGATTTATAGCCGTCATTCTCATAGCCGTTAGAATCGTCTATCTGTCTGAGCAAGTATCCGATCTTGACAAAGCTCCGGCGGACTCCAAGGAGCTCAGCATTGAGCTTTCGTTTTGTCTCCATCCACATGTCAAGTGTCATCTGTGTGTATTCCATATATACCCTCCTATGCTGTGATCGCTACTGCAGTGCCCTTAAGGCATGCGACATATTCTTTGAGTAAGTTGTCTATGTTCCCCTTATCCGGCTTCTCGTCATATGCTCCATACCACTGCAGTATTTTCGTGTCGTCTATTTCAATCGTGATATATGGTGCATCCTGGTCTTTCTTGAATCTCAGGAACAGGATGTAACTCTTGCCGGTATTGTGTTTTGTGAGATAGTCATTACCGCCAACACAGTGGTGAAGTATTCTACCCTCGTCCACGATCTCAGCGGCTGACCTTGCCGGCCGGATGATATACTCGTCATTCTCGAAGTAGTATCTGTTTCTGATACCTCTGTAATGTTTCTTGATGTCTGGGAATCTGTCATTGACCTCCTGTTTCCGCTTGTCTGCCTTAACCTTGTTCACCTCAAGCACCAGCTTGTCATGCTCCGTTTTGAGGTCCTTAGGGAAAAGGTATATAGTGTTTGTAAGGTCATACCCCAACTGCTGTCTCATGTGTATATAGTCACCATATCTCCTAAGCTGCTGCATCACCCAGGCGTGAGCATTTGCACACATTCCAGCTCCGATATCTGCACCCGAGATTTTCTCTATGTAGTGCTTGAGCTTGATAATGCTCATGTGTTCAAGCATTGTTGACAAACTTCCGTAGTTTTGGAAGATTCTGTATGTTTCAAGTTCCTCATCGCTGTAGTGTGCCTGTGCTTTCTTTTCCCTCTGCAGGACTCTTAAAAGCTCCGTGTCTCCCTGTTCGCTCTGTAAGAGTTTCACCCGTTCTGGGTATATCCCGAGGAAGCCTGCCGGATTCGCAGCATTCCCGTCTGAGATCCAGCCACAGTAGTGATCTACCATTTCGTCAACCAGCTTCGTAAATCCTGCCTTTACCAGAAACTCAAGCTGTTTATACTGCATATACCGCTCTGCATAGTTTATGAGATTTCCGACCTTGCCCTGCATATATTCCTTTGCCGCGGAATATCTAAGGCAGGTGTCTGCCAGTTCGTTCCATGTCTTATCGTATACAAGACCATCATGTAATGTTATGTTTGCTATTCCAGACAGGTTGCAGTCATCCCAATAGTCTCTCTGTGCCCAGCAATTGTATTTGTGGAAGTCTCTCTGTGGCTTTTTCCCTGGTTCTATGTACTCTCTGACTATCTCGTTTACACTTAAGATCTCCTTTGCCCCTGTCATGATCTCCTTGTCACCCTCAAGCACAATGTCAAGAGTTATCATTTTATCTATCTCAACCAGCCTTATAACTGCACCATTGTCTTTGTACTGCTGGCCTACATACACATACTTTGTTATGTCGTACACGCCTTTAGTCTTACCCTGAGCCATCCATTCGCCGCTTTTGTGACAGCGTGGACATGTGCCTGCAGTACCATGCTTTGGATATACTATTCGTTCAAACTGTCCTTCGTATGTTTCAGACCTTTTTGTGCATACGGTTGATACCTGGCCACATGCTGAGCAGCATATATCTGCATACCTTCCATGTCTCTTGTAGTACAGAAAATGGGATTGAAACATTCTGCGCTCAGCCCAAGCCTTAAGATCGTTTGGAAGTGGTGGGGTGTGTGCCTGCCTGTCAGCAAGTCTCGCCTGCTTGTTCTCCTGGCTCTTACGCCATCGGGCATGTGTGATTTTATCCTCCAATCTCTTTAACGCCTCTGCCCACGTTATTGGTCCGCTTTCCGTCCATTCCCTGATAAGGTGCGCATCATCAGGTCGGATGAATGTCAATGCTCCTCTATCCTTTGGGGGATCAAGCCAAATGTCTATATTGTAATCTGAATCATGTATACTTCTTCTGCTCCACACACCTGTTTCCGGATACCATACACCCCAGTCTGCTTTTGTGTAGGCAAGTCTCAGCTTAGGTGTCTCTCTGCCCTTCTTGGTGTTTTCGTATATGTCAACAAGCAGATGTTCTGTTCCTTTTATGTCGGTGATCTGTACAGATGCCGTGTAGGCGTTATTCTTTCTTGCCTTTATAGCAGGAATGTATGGTATGCTTTCGATTGCTCTTTTCTTCATGCTCCCACCTACTTCCTGTAATAGTCATTGATGATCTTCCTTGCCTCGGCCATGCCAGGAATACCAAGCGTAACTTTGCTTGCTGATACACCTGCTGCCTTCAAGATATCCTTGTCTATCTCTTTCTGGTGTCCAAATGACCACTTGAGCAGTTCTGCTATACATCCCTTCAGACTCTTGCCTTTCTCTCTCACCTTGATGGCTACGTCCTCATGCTCCATTGCCTGAACTTTGATATACTCGGCCCAGTCCTTCATGATCGTCTGCGGCTTAAGCTCCTGTATCTCAATATCAAGCTTTCCAACGGCTGCGGTCTGTGCATCCACAAGCTCCGGGATATCTCCCTGCAGGTACATATCTACGAAGTCCTTTGGGATTCCATTCTCTTTTGCGAGCGCATGAAGGCTCAACTCGTCACCTTCATTGAACAAATTCTCTGCCAGTGTGTTGATCTCTTTGTAACTTCCTAATTCGCCAAATCTCTCAAACATATCTCTATTCCTTTCTTGTCGTTATTGTGTGTTTCATATACAGTGGCCAGAGCTGTTCCCACAGATCCTTGTTTGCCACATCCTTACCCTTTGTCGTTGTGTATCCATCCAGAGCCCAGCGTGCCAGGTTCTTAGTCATCATAGAGAGCACAAAGTCATCTGCTGATATGATCTCTATCTCACAAGGCCTTGTGAATCTGGATAATGCCACCGTGATGGCTGATATTGTAGCTGCGTGATATGTGCCGTATATCATTCCAGAGCCTTCTACTCTTGTGACTCTGCCGCCCTGGGAGTGTTCCAGGATGTAACTGTATGTCTTGTGCGTCTCCTTGGTTGATGCGCTGTCCACGCTTACATATATGCGCTCCATTTACTCCCTCCTTCTCATCGTGTATCTTCGGTATGAGTAACTTGTTACCGGGTTGATGCCCTCGTATATCCTGACTATCTCATACCCTTTCTTCGGTTTTGGTTCTCTCTTCCAGTGCAGGAGCTTGTCCACCTTCGGTTCAGGGAGCGGCATGTTGCGTGATGTTGAATATGATGCCTGCCGGATTCGCGGCTTTGACATGGTGCCGTCCTCCTTCTCCTCTGTGGTGTTCTCATCCTTTGTCATGTAAGCGGCCAGCTTGCTGAAGTCCTCATCATATATCTTGTCTGATAGTCTGATCTGCTCAGCATATATACCGCCTTTCTCCCACACATTTTTTACGATGGATGCTGTGTCTCCTATCTCATTCACAACAAGGTGTATATGCCATGCTCCTTTTGTTCCCTGTTCTATGTTGCGGATCCATCGGAGCTCCTGCCCTCGTCTGGTATATTCCCTCTTCACCTTCCTGATCATCTTCTGAAAGTCTGCTATTGCATCCTTCATCGTGGGCGGTCTGTTCCTCTTCTCGTATGTGAGTGTCAGGAACGTATCTCCAGGGTCGAAATACTCTAGTAGCTTATGCCGACATCTCTTCACCTTACTCTGATGATTGACGTATGCCATCTGCTCCGGTGTCGGCTTTGCTCTCGGCTGTCTCTTCCTGCCCGGTGATCCATATCTTCCATCGTGGTACTCTTCCACCTCGATGATGTTCTTCTTCCGGAAGGAGTATGTCTTTCTCTTAACTATGTAATCACCCTCTTTGGTCATATATTTAATAACTTAATCAAGTATCAAACAGGGCGCTCAAGTCCCTGTTTTCCTTGCTTTTTTAAGTGCTGGGTGATAAAATATAAACAGTATTTATTTTTACTTTTTCACCCGACAGGCGTTTGCAGACGCTTGTCTTTTTTTATATTTCAATCCTGTACCACATGGTCAGCATCAAGTCCTGAAACTTATACGGCATGTCCATGTCCGGCCGAATGGGTTTCATGAGTCCAAGCCGTTCATAATCCCTATGCTTGATCTCAAGGTGGCAGTCATACTGCTTTACTTCTTCATCTCCTGTGATTTCCAGCTCGGCAAGCTTCGCGCCGCCCTTGATGAATTCAAGGGATGCCTTAAAGCCTGTGAATACTGTCTTCCCATCTCTTATGATGATGATATGGTCGGATCCTGCCCTGTAGGCTAACGCTTCACTCATCTTCATCTTCCAGCTCCTCCACTTCGTCCTCGCACTTCCACAGCTCATAGTCGTCTACGAATCCATCATTTGCGTAGTAGAACAGTACCAGCACCGCCACGCTGATCAGGAACGCTGGCATAAGCACAGCGAACTCCTTCCAAGTCCACATCATGCGGAGCAGATAATACAGTGATGTGATTGCTGTTATCATCGATACTCCGACTATGATGTAGAGTGTTGTATTCTTGATTGCTCTCTTTAGTTTCCTTTTGTTCATTTTGTTTCTCCTTCTGGTGGTGCTCTCTGCAATGCTGCCACCTCCTTGTATTTTTGTCTGCGCTGACAGTAAGAAGTCTTTACGGAGTCGAACCGCCCACGGCTTGCGCCGCCTCCCGGAGAGACCTTGACCTATCTTATACCGATGGCTTTCTCAAGCTTTGCTCTTGAGATGTAGTACCACCATTTACTTTTGTTCTTGACTGCGTAGCCTATCGGCAGCTGCCCACGCTGTAATCCCGTCCGTATGAACTGCGGGGACACCTGCATCAGCTTTGCAGCCTCATTCACTGTGATACGGTTATCTTCTGCCTCATTCATCGTTATTCCTCCTCTTACTCCAGCCAGTTGTTATCTAAGTAGCAGAACCCATATACCAGAGCGGCAGTCGCCGCAATCCAGAAGATCCAGAAGAGTATGACCCCGCCCTTCGATTCTGTCTCGAGATAGCTGATCGTCTCTTCTATGTTCGAGTTCTCGAAGAATCTGCTATTATCCGAGATTGAGCCATTGTTGAGCCGCGTAAATATAGTGCCGGTATGTTTCACCTCTACGCCGTAGTATCTATATCTGACGTAGAACGAATCATATATTGTGTCTATATCTACTGCTGCCGGGAGCCGAATCTTGCCTGAAGAAAACTCAACTCCGCAAAATATCACTTCTTTGCATCTGATATCCTCTCTATCCGCTGTGTCCCAGGTCCAATACACCTCTGTGGTGGTGTGTGTTTTTCCATTGCCATCCACCACGGTCACTGTCCGTGTATGCTGTGTGTATATTTCCTTGACCTTTTCCACGTACATGTATTCACCATCTAATTCCGGATAGGATACTGTATCGACTGCCTGGAGGTCTCCATACACAAATGCATCTCCAACGCTGGTGTCCATCCCATGTCGAAATAGTTCCTGACTGTTTATCTTGACCGCTTTGTTGTACTTCTCATTCTTGTCCATCTCATGCTCCGATATCTTGCCAGAGATCAGAAATCCTACTGCGATCATCACGGCAACTATAGATATGCTGACCAGTATTTCTCTTTTTGTTATTTCCATGCGTTACCTCTCTTTAAACAGATCCTGCGGAGCATCCACAGGTGCGCTGTAGTTGAGGTATTCATATTCCTGTGATTCATAGCCCAGCATTCCAAGGAATACCCGGGTCGGGAACTTTCTCACATATCTTTTGTATTCTTTTACCTGTTTGTTATAGTTGCTCCGGTATTCAGCTATCAGATTCTCAGTCATTGACAGCTCGTTCATCAATGTCTTGTAGTTCTCATTTGACTTCAACTCCGGATACGCCTCGGCTACCGCCGTGATGGCTGTAGTAACATTTTCAATGTCTCCTGCGGAATTTTCCCGCCCATCCACTATAGCTTTAAGCGTCTCTGATTCATGCGTGTCGTACTGTTTCACGCAGTCTGCAAGATTGTATACAAGGTCAACCCTTCGCTTTTCCTGGACTTTTATATCTGATGATGCCGTATTCACCTGCTCCTCCAAGGCTATCGCCCTGTTCTGTGAGCTCTGAATACCAAGCACTACCATGAACACTACTGCTATCACTCCGGTGCCGATTATTATCGTTAATTTCCATTTTGTGTTTTCCATCTTTTCTCTCCTTTGAATTCTTGTGTTATACTTCCCTTACAGGCTCCCGCCATTCTATTTTGTGTACCAATATATGAACATCGTATAAATCACGCATATCGTTATGACATACGGCGGATACCATTTTTTACTTCTATCCAGCTTTCTCATAACGGCTATTGCAATCGCAGATGTGATATATACTATTGCTGTCGCCAATGCTATAGTTGGTGTCATTGAACTCTCTCCTCTACTGAGTGATCTGTTTAATAGTCCGACCAATTTCCTCCGGGTCTATGACCACATCTTTGTTGTAGTGAACATGTGATTCGGCTACCGCCCTGGCCTGCACTAAGCTCGCCAGGGCGGCTATAGTCTCCGCCGATGCCCCGTTGTCCATTATCGAGTCCTCTATGTATTCAATTGTTTCGTCAAATTTGTTCATGTTAAACATATGCATTCTCCTTTTCTATCTTGTTGTTTCCACAATTTCGCTCTATCGTTGAGATTTTTCTTTTGATCTGATTTGTGTTATAATTTAAAAATAGGTTCACTTAAAAATCTCTGCGAAAGGAGGCGAATAATTTGGCTTTATACAGCATGTTTGATATGCTCAAACAAATCTCAGATATACTCGTTGATGGATATGATGTCGCTGATATATCCATCTTAGAACCCGACGAAGATGACGAACTGCCTGAGCATATATGTTTTTCGGTTTACGATTCTTATGATGAAAGCGGTATCGAATACGATGGTATTGATGCAATTGACGATTTATCAAGCGATGAATCTCTCACTATTGATGACGATTCTCCTTGTATGGCCTTTTCTCTCAACGAACTTTCATTAATCAAAGATGCCTTATCTTGCAGTATCAACACCAACAATCGTCAACTAAAAAATCCATCTTCCAAGTTATCTCGTGATGATATTTTAAAAATTAAGTCATCATCAGCACATATGAGAAATCTATTCGTTCAAATTGAACAAATACTTAAGGAATGTAAGTGATTTAGTTTTTTTATGGTTTATTGGTGTAACTGCACATCCAAGCTCATGCTTTCGTATCAGCTTTCTGATAACCGGCATGAGCTCCTCTTTTATCTGCATATTTTTATCATCATCATTCCCGCTGATAAAAATCACCAAATTCGTTGTGCCAACACGTTTAGTACGAAAATTCGTCACCCGCCTATCTGTCTTTACATTCACTTTCTTATTCATCTTTTTCACGTTGTTATCTTTTATCTGTACAAGCTCTGTGTATGTCTTCTTTATCAATGCATTCTCCTTTCGCCCACATGAATTTCTTTTTTTCTTGCGCATTTTCCTTTGAATCCCTATACTTTGTGTATCCAGCCTCTGCCAAGGCTGAGAACCAACGAAGGGAGGGATATATATGTACGACGATATCGATATCGAACAGCGTGTTCATGATCTTGCTGTTCAGGCGACTATTCATAATTACAAACTCGCTGGCACTGAAATTACAGCAGGTAACGCTTTTGAGTTTGCTGTTATGTATCGCAGTCTTCTAAGAGAGATTCGCAGGTCTATCGAAGAAGGTCGCTCAGATCTTCAGTAAGCACTAACCGATTCTCTATATCGGCAATGACGCGCTGGACTTCGTCCTTCGCGTTGTTGCCGATCATTTCAAGCTGTTTCACCGTGAATCCCTTCTTAGGTAATGTCTTTATAAAGTTTCTAAACTCTTCCAGAGCTGCGTTTCTCTGCTCGTACAGCTCTTTGTAATCAATATCCATATGCATTCTCCTTTCATGTGTAACTTGCGTTTACGCAAGTTTTGAGTTAAAAAAAATTACAGCAAGCTTCTCTTCTGGAATATTCAGCACAGCAACTATTTTTTGAGCCTCGTCCACGCTAAGTGTACTGTTTTTATTGTTTATTTTCCTGTTAAGTGTTGATGGATCTATGCCAATTTTATTTGCCAACTGATCCTGAGTTAAACCACTTCTTTTGATTTCTGCCTTTAATTCCATGCTGTTTATCACTTTGCCACCTCCTCTTTATCTCTTGCGTATCCGCAAGCTGTGATTTTACTGTATCACGCAGTTTTTGCATTGTCAATATATTTTTTGCATTTTCGCAAGTTTAACTTGCATTATTAGCAAATTCTTATTATAATCAGATTATCAAAAGGAGGGTACGGCGCATGGATACATACAAAATTATTAAAAACAGGCGTCTCGAGCTTGGGCTTACACTTAAAGATGTTGCAAACGCTTTAGGCGTTGCAGAGAGCACAGTGTCAAGATACGAAAGTTCTGATATTCAGAACATGGGGATTGATAAGATCGAGGCTTTAGCCAAGGTTCTTCAGTGCGAACCTACATACCTAATGGGATGGGAATCGGATGTTAAAGTAGACTTTCATTTGAGCAGTGAAGAAAAGGAACTGATTATAGAGTATCGTAAGGCTGACTCTATATCTAGAGAAGCTGTCAGGAGATTGCTATTTTATCATTCCAAGATCTCAGCCTCGGACCCATAGGCAGATATCCCAGCCTCACCAGAGGAGCTGGAGAAGAAATACCCACCGGTTGACATTGATGACGTCAAGGGAAAAATTGGTTAAATGTACCCAGCCTTGTCCCTTTACCTAATCAATATAACCTTTGTTTCATTTTCGTCGAAATTAAGGTTATAGTATATAGTCCTCGTGTTGCGATAATATATTGCATAGACAGTTATATCTTCTATTGTGATGTATCTCTTCGTCATCCCAACTCCCCCTTTGTATGTGAGGCTGGGCACGAGCTAATTATATATTTGTTGTTATTCGATATATACTGGTAAATACTGGGAGTAAATTATGCAAAAATTTATTTTTGAACATCTAATAGAAGATGGAGAAGAAAAGATATTTGATTCAGAAAAAGATGCTATTAAATATGCACTAACAATGCATAGTAACTATACCGGCGATATGGTAGTTGTTGAGGTTGATGTTTCAGCAAAACAGCTGGCCGCTTATAAATCTGGTGTTCCAATTCCATGCACTACTTATCGCAAGGAAGTATGGACAAATTAAACTTGAAGGGGCTAAAAAATGCGCATTATACGCATTTTGCTATTGACTTTTATGCGCATAGTACGTATAATATAATCATAAGGAGGTAAGAAATGACAGTCAGAGAACTTGAAAAACTTCTTCTCCAAGATGGTTGGATTGCAGTCAAGCAGGTTGGCTCACACAGGCAGTACAAACACCCTAACAAACCTGGTAAGGTTACAGTTCCAATACATAAAGGTGATGTAAGCAAAGGAACAGCAAATTCAATATTGAAACAGGCAGGGCTTAAATAAGCCCTGCTGGTTACACATAGAAAGGGGTTTTATTATGAAGTTAGTATATAAAGCAATATTTACACCATTTGAAGATGGTGAGGGTTATACCGTTGAGGTGCCAGATCTTCCGGGATGTGTTACCGAGGGAGATAGTCTTGCTGAGGCTATTGAAATGGGACAGGATGCCGCATCTGGTTGGATCCTCGGAGAACTTGAAGATGGTCATAGTTTCCCACGTCCAAGTGATCCATCATCTATTACCATTCCTGAAGGATCATTTGCCAATTTTCTTGTATTAGATATTGATGCCTATTCAGAACGATATGGAAGTAAGTCCATTCGCAAGAATATAACTATTCCGGCATGGCTCAATACCTACGGCGAAAAGAATAATGTAAACTTTTCTAAAGTGCTTACAGATGCACTGTTAAAACAGGCATCTAACTAGATTGCGTCGGAGCTCTAAGGTGTCTGAGAATCCTTAAGCATGGCCAATACAATATATAAAAAAATCCTCCAGGTGCTACCAACACCCGGAGGACAGCTACCCATAAACATAGGCTTATGAATAGTCACAAAACGCAATATGATTATATCATAAGCCTTCGGATTTTAACAGGGCTTATTTTTTATGCCCTTTTTTAGGAAGGATGATGAAGTATGAGGAATGCGAACGGTTTTGGATCCGTGTACAAACTGTCTGGCAAGCGACGCAAGCCGTGGGCAGCCCGCAAGACTGTCGGCTGGACATTTGATGCAGAGCGTGGAAAATCATATCCTATCTACAGCTTTATTGGATACTACGAAACCAGAGCGCAGGCTCTGACCGCTCTGGTCGAATATAACAAAGATCCCTATGATCTGCACCACGATACTATCACCTTTGCCGAGGTCTATGATAAGTGGTCTGATATACACTTCGAGAACGTAAGCAAGTCAAACATCAATGGATATAAGGCGGCTTATGCATTGTGTGATGATATCAAGGATATGCCAATACGTCAGATAAAGCTGGACCACCTGCAGAAGGTTGTTGATAAAAGTGGTAAAAATACACCTACCTTGAAAAAATTGAAAATCTTATTTGGACTTGTGTATGACTACGCTGTGATCCATGAGATTGTACCACAGGATAAAAGGGATATGGTCAGGTATGTCGATATATCTAAGCCAGGAAACCCGAACTCTATCAAACGAACGCCATTCACGAAACGCGAAATAACGACCCTCTGGAGCCTGTACAAGTCCAACTACTATTTATCTGTTGTATTGATCCTTATATACACTGGTGTGCGTATAGGCGAGCTCCTGGAGCTTAAGAAAGAAGATATACACATAAATGAACGATGGTTCTATGTGAAGGAATCAAAAACAAATGCAGGAATCAGGGAAGTTCCTATTGCCGACAAGATATACCCTTTATTTGAGTATTGGATGACCAAGGATTGTGACAACCTTATCTGTACACCAGATGAGGAACCATTCACTTATCAAAACTATTATGACTCGTATTGGATTCCTCTCATGATTCAGCTCGGCTTTGGTAAATTTATTGTGGTAGATGGCAAGAAAGAACCTGTATACGAAGGACATAGACCGCATGATGCAAGACATACATGTGTATCGCTCTTAACTGCCGCGGGAGTTGATGAACGAATCATCAGGCAGATAGTCGGGCATAAAGGGCAAGGCGTCACAGAGAGCGTATACACGCATATAGAGCTGCCGTTAAAGCTGGAGGCGATAAATAAGATATGA